CTCGTACAGACAAAATTTTCCAGTAAAGCCTTTTGAATCAAGCACTTACACGCCTTGCGATCGAATTCCAGCCAAGCTGGCCAAAACCCTTCCTTTCAAAGCGGAATTTGACTTTTCGTCAATGACCAGCCAGTCGCAGGCAATGGCCAGGCAATGATGGTGCAACGCAAGGCAAACGAATGAGGTGACAGCATGGCCACGATCGGACGCAAGCCACACGAACCCACCGCCGAGCGGCGCGAGAAGGTCAAGACCCTGACCGCGATGGGGACAGGCGACTGCGACGTCGCGCGCGCCCTCGAGATATCGCTGCCGACCCTGCGCAAGTACTACACGCGCGAGCTGGAAACCGGCTCGATCGAGGCCAACGCCGAGGTTGCGTTCTCGCTGTTCCAGATCGCCACGCACAAGACCAGGCCGAGCGCGAGCGCCTGCATCTTCTGGCTCAAGGCGCGTGCCGGCTGGTGCGAGGGTGACCTCTCCGGCATGGGCAAGAAGGAACTCGCCGACGTGATGGCGCGCGCCTCGGGCGGCAGCGAGTGGGACAAGCTGCTGGCGCCGAAGACCGACACCGCCTGAAGGCGGTGCCATGGAGGAGCCCGCAGCCTGGAGTACCGCGGTTCCCGACTGGGCCGAGCGCATCAGGAAGCACGACTCGCTGGTCCCTCGCCTGCCGCTGTTCGACATCCCGGCCACCCGGGCCGTAGCGATCTTCGACCGGCTGCGCCTGCCCGACGTCCCCGACAAGCCACCGCTGGGCATTGCCGCCGGCGACTGGTTTCGCGACATCGTGCGCTGCCTGTTCGGCAGTTACTCGGCCCCGCTCGGCAAGCGCTTCATCCAGGAGATCTTCTGCCTGGTGCCGAAGAAGTCCAGCAAGACCAGCTACGGCGCCGGCCTGATGCTGACCGCGGTGCTGGTCAACGAGCGGCCGCGGGCCGAGTTCCTGATCGTCGCACCGACCCAGGATGTCGCGGATCTCGCCTTCAACCAGGCCGTCGGCATGATCGAGGCCGACCAGGTGCTGACGGCCAAGTTCCATATCCAGGCGCATATCAAGCGCATCACCTACCGCATCAACGGCGCCTTCCTCAAGGTCAAGAGCTTCGACCCGCGGATCGTCACCGGCACGAAGCCGGCCGGCATCCTGCTCGACGAACTGCACGTCATCGCCGGGGCACCCGATGCCGACCGGGTGATCGGCCAGTTGCGCGGCGGCCTCATCAGTCAGCCCGAAGGCTTTCTGATGATGATCACCACGCAGAGCGAGCGCCCGCCCTCGGGTGTCTTCAAGGCCGAGCTCGCCAAGGCCCGCGCGGTGCGCGACGGCCGGTTCATCGCTCCGGTGCTGCCGATCCTCTACGAGTTCCCGCCCGGCGTGGACTGGCGCGACTCGGCCAATTGGCGCATGGTGCTGCCCAACGAAGGCCGTTCGATCTCGATCGCCAGGCTGATTCCCGACTTCCAGGGCGCGATCGAGTCCGGCGAAGGCGAGCTGCGCCGATGGGCCAGCCAGCACCTGAACGTCGAGATCGGCATGATGCTGGCCTCCGACCACTGGCCAGGTGCGCAGTTCTGGCTGCAGCGCACGCGCTCGGCACTGACACTCGACGTGCTCTTGCAGACCTGCGACACCGTCAGCATCGGCATCGACGCGGGCGGCTCGGAAGACTGGCTCGGCCTGGCCGTTCTCGGCCGCGAAGCCGACACGCGCCACTGGCTGGTCTGGACGCACGCCTGGGTGCACGAGAAGGCGCTGCAGAAATTCAAGGGCGAGGCGCAGAAGTGGCTCGACTTCGAAAGCGACGGCGACCTCACCATCTACAGCGGCATTGACGAAAGCACCGTGCAGGAGAACACCGAGGACAAGCCGAGCCGCTCGCTCGGCCCCGACGTCGACGAGGTGGTGCAGATCGTCGCGCGCATCTACGACACCGGCCTGCTCAACCGCATCGGGCTTGACCCGGCTGGCAGCGCCAAGGTGCTGCACGAGGCGATGACGATCGACGGCGGCATTCCCGAGAGCCTGTTCGCAGGCATCGGGCAGGGCTGGCGGCTGATCGGCATCATGAAGCTCGTCGAGCGGCGCCTTGCCTCCGGCACGCTCTGGCACTCCGGCAGCGCGCTGATGGCCTACTGCGTCGGCAACGCGCGGGTCGTCGAGCGCGGCAATGCGGCGCTCATCACCAAGGAAGCTAGCAAGGGGAAGATCGACCCGCTGATGGCGCTGCTCGACGCGGCCGAGTGCCTGGCGGTGGCGCCGCCGCCGGTCGATGTCGACGCGATGATCGCGCCGGCCGCCTGAGGTTCGGCAAGGGAGCCTTGACAATGGAAAAGCGGGACTATTTCGATCACATCACCGAGGATCTGGTGAACCTGTTCACCGACCCGGACAGCGTCGAAATCTTCCGCACGCAGTTCGAGCAGTTGCACGACGAAGACAAGTGGCGGATCGTCCGCGCCGCGCGGCAACTGGTGGCGCTGCTCGACCACCGCCGGCAACTCACGCGCTGAACACCCCTCGATTGAGTGTGACAGTGTCGCTATCACGGTGTTATAGTTCGTTGGTCAACAACGGAAACCAACGGATGAACACCAACAGCAAGCAATGCACGAAGCCCGGTCACTGCTACCACTGCGGTCGAAAACTCACCAGAAGCGTGCCACTTGACCTGAATAACGAAACCGGTGCGTGGTCATCGTGCGGATGGGATGAGAGCGTGTCTCAGGGGTGGTTTTACTTCGGCCCTGATTGCGCCAAGAAATTGGATGAGGACGGAGACAAGCTGGACTACCAGCACCGTGCTTATGCCAAGTAACAGCACCATGAATATCAAGCCACCCACCGCCAAGCAGGTCGAGCGCCTGCGCAGCACTTCCGACCTGAGCGCCGAAGCCTTCGGACAGATCGTGTACGTCGGCGCGGCCGCAGTCTATGCATGGGAGAAAGGCCGCCGGCAGTGCCCGCTCTCGGCCTGGGAACTGTTGCTGATCTACTTCGGCAAGGCCGAGCCGCGTTCCGCCGCGCCGTGGGCAACGGGTCATCGAATGAACGACTTCTCGAAGTGTGAAATTGAAGCAGTAGCGGCCGTGCATAACGCGCAACGCATCCTCGTGATAGCGGACAAGCTCTGCGCTAAAGCCGGCATGGATGGCGACGCGGTAGTGCAGCCGATAGACGAGGCGCGCCGCCTGCTCGAGCACGTCGCAAAGGTCATTCAAGGCTGAAGTTCCGCTCTGCATGCGCATGCCTCCGTGCGCATGCCGGGCGATCTTGCCTTTACCACTGGCTGGATGGACCGGCCACGATATGAAACACATCCCCTCGGCACTCATTCTTTCCGCTTCCCTTTTGCTCGCCGCCTGCGGCGGTGGTGGCAGCGATTCCAACTGCAACGACGCAATTAACGACACCCTCAAGGACACAGGCGCCAATCCCGAAGAGATCACCAAGTACGACTCCGACGGCTATCACAGCCACCAGTACTGGTGGTGGAATCGCGGCTTCGAGCGCACGTTCACCTGGGGCGACAACATCGACGGCTGCCAGACGAGCGACTACCGCTTCGCGCCGATCAGGTAAGGCCGCACAATACCGGCCGTGAATAACGGCCTTTCATTGCTGCCGACCGTCTTCCTCACCGCTTGCATGACGATCCATGGGCCATGCAATATCACGCCGACCTCGTTCATCTGCGATGAAGGTGGCAGGATTCGGGTGGTCTGGCCGGCACGCACCTTCGAGTTGATCGTCAACCCGCAAGGCGTCCAGGGCAGGCAAGGCATCCAAGGCGTGCAGGGTGTCCAGGGCGTGCAAGGCATCCAGGGTGAGCAAGGTGTAGAGAGTGATCCGCGCGAGCGAACCCAACCTCGCGAACGGCATTAAACTCGCTGCGGGCCGGTTGTCATCCGCTGCCGGGCTCCTTGACCATGATGTGATCTTTGATCAGGCCCGGCCGGCGCGATTCCTTTTCCTGCCTCCTCTGCTTGAAGCTGCCCGGTCGGGCTTTCTTTTGGGAATATGACGGCGTATATTCCAGCAGCATCTTAAGGAACGCGCCTCATGAATGCCCGGAATCGTCCGGGGCCTCAGGAGCGCCAGCAATCCCCCGGCGACGGTGACGCTCCCCCGGAGCGTAGAAATCCGGCCACCCCGCAACGGGCTGGTGCGTCGGATGGCTCCAAATCTCGCTGACCTTCCGAGTCGGATCGACCGATTCACCGCACAACGCTCTCAACAGGGCGAAGTCGCGCCCATCATCAAGAGCATCAAGGACGGCAAGCCGCGCTACGTCATATCCACCGAACAGGTCGACCTGGTGGGCGACATCGTCGTGCAGCAAGGCCTGAAACCCGTCAGCCCGCGCATTCCGGCGCAGGTCGATCACTCCGGCCATATGCGCGACCTCATCGGCTGGTGGTCAGATATCGAAACGAAGGGCAGGCAAACCTTTGCCACCCTGAACCTGTTCGAGCCCGGCCTCACCCGCATGGCGGACATGGTGCGGGCGCTGCACGACGCCGGCATGCGCATGGCCGCCTCGATCGGATTCGTTCCCGACCTTGAGGACGGCGGCTACGAGCTGCTGCGCGACAAGACGAACGACTTCGTCACCGGCATCAAGTTCCTGCGCTCGACCCTGGTCGAGGCCTCCGTCGTGGTGGTGCCGGCCAATCCTGGCGCACTGTCCGTACGTTCCTACGAAATCGCGAAACGTTTCGGAATGACCGCCGAGCGATTCGATACCTTTGTCGTGACCGACTCATCGCAGCGGCTGCTGCGCGGGATGCGGGGTCACGACGTATTGGCCCGAGCGGCTGCCGCCGTGCAGAAGGCCGATGTCCTCCTGAAAGGAGGCAAGCCATGACCCTTG